GCCGCCCGTGGGCCACGTCCCGCGCGGATAGAGGATCGGATAGCAGCGCGACAAAGACCGCCCGTAAAACGTCTGCGCGGTCGTGGAGAGCATGTTCAGCCGCGCGCGCCAGTAATCAAGCTCGTTTGGCTTGAGCGGCTTGCTGACCGCCGTAAGCTGCCAGAGAGACGGCCCAAGGTCTTTGGTGTAGGTGCGCCCTGCCGCCGTGCGGGATTGCTCCTGCCGAAGCATCGGCTCAAATTTGGTCGTCCAGCCGGGAAAGTCGGACAGCAGGTCCAGCGGATAGGTGATGGTCACGCCAGCACCCGGCGCTTTTGCGCGTCGCGGACGCTGCCAACCACCTTCGCAGGCAGCGTGCTGTCGTACTGCGTGAGCGCCTGCTTGATGAGGCCAATCGTTTTCTCGCTGGCGTCGCCCTGCACGATCACGGTACTGCCGCCAATGCTGATCGAGGAATGCTCGCCATTCGACATGGAGCGCGGAAGCGTCGGCAGCGATGGCGTCACCAGCCCACCATCGGCATAGCCGCGCAACCGATCCAGCGTCCGGACACCGAGCTTTTGCACCGTGCGGGCCGGCATGACGTATTCGCCGCGATGGACGATGCCGGCCGGCTGATACTTGCCGCCCGCGCCGGTGTAACCGCCCTCGGCAAAGCCGAGCAGTTTTAGCAAGCCACCGCCGCCCGATCCGCCGCCGAGCAGGTTCGAGAACAGGCCCTTCCAGAGCGAGTCCGCCGCCATTTCCATCAGCTTGTCAGCAATGCGACCGAGAGCGTTGAGGCCAGCGTTACGGAAGGAATCCCAGGCATTCATGCCGTTGCGGATGTTCTGCCCAAACTGCGTGAATAGTCCCTTGTTGATTTCTTGCCCGATGCTGGACAGCGATTTAAGGCCGTTGGCCGCACGCATTCCCGCCGCTTCGACGCTGTTCAATCCGCTTGCAATGTCCGGATAGAGGTCACGCAGCGCGCGCGCGATTGCGACATCTTCCTGCGTCAGCCACGCCGTCGCCAGATCGAACTTAATGTCCGACATGATCTTGGCGCGCTGAGCCGCATCTGCGGCCTTGCCATAGGCGTTCGCGACTTCTTCGATCTGCTTGCGCTGTTCCTCGGTGACGACGTTCTCACCTTTGCCAGCCGCTGCATTCGCCTGCTTTGCGACAGTCTCAAGCTGAGCAACGATCTTCGCGCGCTCGCGCGCAATCGTGCCGAGATCAATGGCTTCGGCTTCCGCGTTTAGCGCAGCCGTGCGCTTTTCGATGGTATCGATGCCGCTTTCAAATCGGTCGCGCAGGCCGCCAGTATCAGTCGGCTTCCGCGTCGGGTTTTCGCCGGTCCCGCGCGAAGGCTTCGTGGGCGGCCCTTCGCCCTCGCCCTTTGTCAGCGCGGCAATTTCTTTCTGTAGCTCATCACGCCAGCGCTCCAAACGCTCCTTGGTTGAATCGATCACGCGGCCCAAGCCCGGAATGTCGAGCGCTGGCATGTCGATTGCGCCGGTAAGGCCGCCGCCAGTTCCGTTCAGCCGCGCATTGATCTGCGCAAGCGCGTTCCGCTTCGCATCCACATCGTCAGATGCTGCGCCAACGATGCCGGGAATACGGATTTGGTTCGACAGCTCGACCGCCTTCGCGATCAAGGTAATCGTGTCGGACCAATAGCCCTTGATCGTCAGCAGCACGTCAGCCAAATCGTTCCATGACGGCTTAAGCGCGGTCGATAGCCGCTGATGGGCGATCTTCAACTGATCGTCCATTTCCTTTGCGCGCTGAACGAGCACATCGGGAAAGATGCTGTTGGCGCCTATGCCGGCCGTGCGGATTGTCTCAAGCAAGCCTTCCGCAGACGTGCGGCCCTGTCGAATGTTATCGACAAATTTAGAGCCGAACATTTTTTCGCCAAGGTCCAGCGCGGCGGCCTTCTGGCCGATGCCCTCAAGCTGAACCATCGCCTGCAACACGGCCTGAATTTTCTTTTCCTGCGTGTCAGCATCGCGGAAAAGAACAAGGCCCTGCAACTGCTGGCCTGCGGCTTTCGCGAGCGTCGCGTTGTATACCCTCAGCGCCTTTTCAACGTCGGTAATACGCTCCTTGCCTGTATCCCATTCGTTCAGATCGATCGGCGACTTGTCTTTCGTCGCTCCGAACGCGTGCTGTAGCGCGCTCTCTAGATCATCGACCTCGACTTGCAGCTTCTTCGCTTCGGCCGAAAAGCTCTGCAGGAACGACCCGCTGACGCCAAGGTTCTTCGCCTTGTCGGCGATTTCCACCATGTCCTTAAGCTGATCGCGTGCCGCACCGATGGCGTCGCCCATCAGCTTTACCGCGCCCGCAACAAGCGCAATCTGTCCGGCAAAGCGCAAAGCGTTTGCAGCCGCACCCGCGAACACGGCGGACGCGGCAGAGCTTGCAATCTCCTTGTTCATTTCTAGGAAATGCTGCGCCACCTTGCGCGCGGCCGTTCGGCCAAGAGATACCGTGTCGTCCATCCGCTTCTTGAAATCATCAAGATTGGCGGAGACTGGAATGCGAAGCGATGGAGCCATAGCTATTCGAGCGCCTCACTCACGGCTTGTTCGATGTTTTCGCGAATGCTCGGCTCAAGTTCGCGCGCGGTCGGATAAAAAAACGGCTGCGCATTTTCTTTCGAGGTGCCGTATTCGGTCGCCAGCGCGTAGTCGTATTCAACGCCTGACCCGGAGCGGACTTCCTTGGTTGTGTCGTCTCCGCCCGCCGTCACGTACAGCGTCAGTTCATTGCGCGTCCGACGCACTTTCACGCTGTCTCGCAGCTTGCCGGTCCTGACCGGCGCAGCGGCCTTGATCGCATCTGCAAGCCTGTCAGCTTCTTTCTTGATAGCTTCGGCAAGCTGCCGTTTCACCTTGAACGATAGCTGTCCGATCTGACGCTCAAACTCGTCATCCTCTTTCGCCATCGTTGAGGTATTCCCAAAGCTCGTTAGCTTCCGCCTCGCTCAACTTCGACGCATCGTCGCTCGCTGCCGCGACCATCGCGAAATACTGCCAGACCGACATTGCGTCGATCTGTTGCGGCGTCATGTTCAGCTTGTGGCAGACTCCGTAGATGGCTCCGAACCGGATTTTTCCGTTTGGAAGGTCGTCAATTCGCTGTTGTCCCGATCCGGAGCTTCGGATTTTTTTTCGATCTGTTCCTCCGGCGCGCCGATGCAGCCTGCCGTCAGAACCGCGTGCGCGACGATGCAGCTTTCAGCCGGGGGAAATTTCTCCACGTAGAGCCGGACCAACTTTGCCGCCTCAACCGGAGGCGTTCCGCCGCCGATCAGGCCAAAGCGAATGACGCTGGAAATATCATCCAGCCGCCAAGCGCCGTTGCCGAGCCGTTCAAGGATCGCAAACGGGCCGGCGTCGCAGGCTTCCTGTATCGAGCGAAGCTCGCCCCAACCGAGGCGGAATAGATGCTCTCCGCCCGCCCATTCCAGCGTGATCGAACCGTCACGGCTCAAGGCGTCACCACGCGCTCAAGCTCTCCGTCGCTCTGCATTTCGATGTTGGCCGTCGCGCGCCCGCCCTGCTGCGCACCGCTGGTGAACGTCGCGACGTGCATGTAGCCGGTCCATGTGATCGTCTTGGCCGGAAATTCGACCTCGATCTTGACCGGCACGCTCTCGACGTTCTCCCACGCATCGAGCCACGTCTCGACCGACTCCGCCGCAAGCACGCCCTCACCGCTCACCGATGCCGACAGGCTCGAAGCATCGCGCCCGACCCACGCCACCGCGTCGGGATCGTCGCAGTCGGGCAGATTGACCTCAGCGAGGCTCTTGGTCAGCGTCAACGACTTCGAGGTGAAGCCGCACGGCGCGGTATAGACGATGGGATCGCCGTCATCGCCGAGATACACCTTGAATTTGCCAAACCGCGCAGTCGTCGGCTGTGCCATTTCAGTCTCCTATGGTTGCTCGATAATGGCGACAAACTGGATTGCCGCGTGGTTAGTGAGGCCGTCAGGGTCGCGCATCATGCGCGTCTGACTGTGCTCAAGCGACAACATGGCGTTGTCGGTGAGTTCGAGATCGCTATCTGTCAGAGCGCGGCGCACCTGCTCCGCGATGCGCTTGACTTCTGGAAAGCCAACAGCGCGCGACCATGCGTCGATCTGAAACGTAATATCAAATCCTGTGATGCACTCCGCGTCGTCGCTGAACATCTGGTCAGCGCCGAGCGAGACATAAGGGAACGTGGCATCTGCCGGCACGCGGTCGTAAACGCGCCCGCCGATCAACTCGACAAGGCCAGGATAAGACGCCAGCCGCGCCACGACAGCGCCCTGCAATTCAAGAGAGGGGCTGGTCATCTTCACTGCGCTCCGCGCCTGGTAAGTAACCAGCGCCAGCATCAATGATCGAACGCGCCGCCGCTTCCGGAACGCGCCGATATGTCTGACCAGCGCGATAGTCGATAATCACGCCGCGCTTTGGCCGATAGCTATGCGATGCCGTCACGACAACGGTTTTCACGTCGCTACACCGCTCACACAAAGCAATGCGATGTATTGACCGTCAGTTTCCGCCGTCACGTCGCTGATCGCCCATTCCGTGCCATCGCGTGCATCGACAAGCCGCCAGTCTGTCGTGATCTGCTCGCTCTGGCTCGATGCCCGAACGGTGATGATCGCTGGATGCCTGCCTGAAAGACGAGCCGCTATCACGTCCTCACCTCCGCGCAGGTGGCGATAGGCCGCTGCAACGGTAAACTCCGTTTGCCATTCACCATTCGTATTGCCGTAGCCGTCGATAACATCGGCGCGGCGCTGGCAATGCACGCGATAGCGAAGCTCGCCAGCCGCACCCATAAGAGCGTCACGCCCGGAGCCTGGATGCTGATCGCCAGCACCGTGGTCGATTTGGCGAGGCCGATCAGGCAGACATATTCGCCGCTGGCAAGATCGGCTTCCGGCTGGATGCCGCCAGCTGTCTCGGAGAGATAGTATCGCGCGCCGGCCGTGAGCGTCGCGCCAATGGTGATGTCGCCTGACTTCTGAACCGCGAGCGGCTGATTCAGCGACGCGCCGTTAAGAGCGATGCCGCCAGCAGTCTTTGCCGCCGCCGTGCCGCTGTTGCTATCGGCCTTCATCCACTTGCCCGAGCTTGCCAGATAGACAGCCTGCCCCGCAGTGATCGTTTCGCCGGCCGCGTGCCCGCGATCGACAACGGCATTGCTCCCCGCAACGACATTCGCGGCGGTAATCGTGAGATCGCTCATTCCTTCTCTCCGGTTAGATATGAATGCGCCGGTACGGCGCGAGTAACGCGTCAACACCCATCGGCAAGGCTACCGCCGCCGAACCCTGCCCCGTCAGCACGGCCTCTCGATTTTCAAACCAATGCGCCACCAGCAGCATGATCGCGTGTTTGATCGCGGCCGGACCGGTCCAGGCTCCATCCGTCACGGGATAGCCCGCGACAAACTCGACACTGACAGCCGCGTTGGCGGAATTGAGTGACGGGAATGAATACTCGCAGCCGAACTCGACATAGGAGCCGAGACTATCGGTGCGCAGCGTGTAATCCGCCTCGTCAACCGTCTGCTCGATACCGTCAGTGTCGATATACGTGACCGCCTCGATGCTCTGCACTGGACCGAGCGGCAACCGCAGGCACGATGCAAAGTCGTCGTAATCCTGCCGCCATGTCTGTTCGCACAGCGCGCGGCCAAGAGTGCCGGTCCATCCATCCAGATGCGACACCGCCGCCGCGATCAGCAGCTCGATCTTGCCGTCCTGATCGTCGTGATCGACGAGCGACTGCTCCTTGATTTCCGCGACGGAAACCGGAGCCTCACTCGGAGGCGTGACGAGGATGGGAGAGTACATCACGCGCCAGCCTTCACCAGCACCGGATAGAGATCACAGCGAACAACAGACCCATCCGCGTTACGCAGCGTCAGCATCCCATTTCCGTCAATTTCAAGAGCCACGACAGACGCACCCGGCAAACCTCGCTCGCCTTTCGGCCCCATCGGTCCGCGCTCGCCCGGACGACCGGCTTTGCCCTGCGCCGCGATCAGCTGCCATCCGTCACCCGGACAAGCGCCGGGATCATCACGCCGCGCCGCGAAAGATGCGCCGTTCAGCGCCACGACATCCAGCGCGCGATATTCCGTCTCAGCGTCATAGGTGCCGCGAATGGTGAAGCTGCGGCCATCAGCGCCATCGGCCCCCGCTCGCGCGAGGCAAGCCCAATCGTCATGCGGCGGCTCACGACCTGTATCTCGCGTGGCCTGCCACGTTGCGCCCGCGTGTGCCACGACGACGCCCTCGTAATGGACACCTTCAGACCATGTACGCACGACAGGCAAGCGACCTTCCGGCCCCTGTTCGCCACGCTCGCCCGGATCGCCCTTTTCCCCGCGTTCTCCCGCCTCGCCAGCGGGTCCGCGTTCTCCCGCCTCGCCTTGCTCGCCCTTTTCGCCGCGCGCGCCATTCTCACCGTCGCGGCCATCCCTGACCTCGGCAAGCCGACTATCGAGACGCCGCTCCAATTCGGCCAGCCGCAATTCGCGCTCTGCATCAACGCGCTTGATGTCGGCAATCGCGGCCGCAATGCGCAAGCTGCTCTCACGCTCAATACGGCCGGCGACCGCGCCAAGCTCGCCAGCGAGGAGATCAAACGGCGACGGCGTGGCTGGCATGTGATGTCCTGAAATGCTGCAACATGCTCTCGGCAGCCTTGGAAGCCGCTGCGTCGTCATCATTGGCCGGTGCGGGCGCATCCGGCTTCGCCGGCTCTGTCATTCCGGGCGGCTGCAAATTCGCGCCGTAGCTCAGCGGCACGTCCTGCTGCTGAACGCGCACTTCGTCGCCACCATCAACCGGCCCGTAACCGAGAATCGAGCGCGCCTCATTGATCGCCAGTACGCGATGCGTGCCGTTCGACAGCGCGTCGATCAGCTCCTTGAACGACGAGCGCAGCAGCGCATTGGTATCCAGCTCAAGATATTCTTCGGGATAGCCACGCAGGCCAAACAGCTTGCCGATGGCTTCCTCGATATGATTGAGCGCAAAACCGAGGCCCGTCGATTTCCACGCGCTCATCAAGGCTTCGGTCGAAGCGAACGGCGTGCCGCCAATACCAAGAATTTGCAACGGCATCCGGAACGCCAGCGCGATATTCTGATCCGTCATCTTGAGCAGATCGGCAAGCTGACCGTCCTGCGCCGTGACTGTGACAGGCTTTGCTTTCAATCCCCACGCAAGGATCGGCGTCCCGCCCGCATTCTCGCCTTGCGTCTGCGCATTCCATCGCTCACGCAACGCTTCGGTCTGCTCTTTCGTAAGCTGCTGATCGGTTTCAAGCATGAAGCTCGGCCGCGCAGCGTTGAGATAGAACGCGACCTGCTGATTGAGTGCGGCCCCTGACATCGCCAGATCGAGCGCGGCGGCAAGGATCGGGCTTTCGCCCTTGAGCGGATGACGCGGCGTGTGCAATTTGATGTGCAGCACATCACGCGCCGGGATTGGCTCGGAAAAATCGAAGCGCCGCTCGGCAATCTCGTTGCCGCTCAGGTAGTAGAAAATCGAACCATCGGACGCGACAATCGGATAGCCGTTGCGCATCCGGTGCAGCTCAACAATCTCGTTGCGATTATTTCGGATAGCGACGGCGAAAGCCTCGCCCGTCTCGTACAGGCGGCGCGTCATGTTGAGCAGGATGTCGGAAATCGAGTCGTAGTCGTTCGGGCTTTTCAGGATGCGCGAAAGCGCTGATGTCGTGACACGATCACGGCCGCCCTTATCGAGAGCGCGCCAGTGATCGCCGGGACACATCGCAACAGTCTGCGCATAGGCCGACACGCAAGCCTCGACCATCGCGCCGGACTGGCCATAGGGCTGCAACGAATAGCCCATCTGCCACCAGTTCATGAAACGGCCAGCCGTGGCCGAAAGCCATCCATCCGACAGCAGATAGGGGCCTGGACGGTACTCGCCCTCGGCCCCTTTTGCTTTACCGCGGAAGATGCGGCTCAGAGCGCCCAAGTCAGTCGCCCTTCATTTCGCGCGTTTTGTAATGCTTCGGCTCGTCGTCCGCCTTCATCTGCTTGCCTTTCGGCTTCGCGTGATGTTCGGCATCGCGGCCCGCCTTGGCAGCCTCGACGTTCTTGTTCTGCACGGCATCAACGCCGATGGTATGCGGCACGCCACTTTCGCGTAGCGCAACGGCGACGCCGTTCTTGTGCTTAAGCACACCGTCCTTGTCGTGAGATACTTCGTTCGGATCGGCATAAGTGCCGTCCACAAGCAAGTACCAGGTGTCGTGAACATGCGCGGTCATGGCAGCCTCCATCGTTGAAGGAACAGGAACGGGCTTAGGCCCGCTCCCGTTCCTTACGACTAGCCATCAACGATGATGATGAACTTGCCGGTCTTGGCGTTGCCGCCCTGCGCCAGCACGATCTTCACGCGGTCGCGACCGAGCGCGATACGATCGTTCACGGCAGTGCCGCCCGACGCATAGAGCGCCGCCACGCCGACATTCGAGTGAGTGGCCTGACGCGGAGCCTTGACGGCCGCCGAGTTGACATCGCTCTGCGTCCAGAGCGTCTCGCCCGTCGCCTCCGCCGTGATCGTGAAATCGACGCCATCGGCATAGTCGGTCTTGACGTAATGGATCGCGTGAATGAAGCCCGACAGATAAGGGCTGTAAGCGGTCGCGGTGCCATCCGAAGCGGTGGTAACAGTGACCTCAAACCTGCGAATAGTCATGGATGTTCATCCTCAGTTATCAGGTTAAGAAAGAAATGGGCGGCCGAAGCCGCCCATCGTTGTCAGCCGTTACCAGCTGGTCCCATCGATCCACTGCACCATGCCGCTGCGCCGCATCTTCCACGACACGTCCATCAGCATGCGCACGCCGATGGTCGCCGTCTGGAAGAACGAGCGCACCGGGTCAGCCGTCGTCGGGCCGGTGCCGGACACGATCTCCAGCGGAGTCGTATCCTCCATGTGCACCGTGGCCTGCTCCGAAATGTCGAACTCCGGAGCGTCGCCAAGAGCCGTCGCGAAGTCGGACGCACGCAGCGCAATGAGCCGGCCCGAAGTGATCGAGGTCGATTCGAGGAACGTCACGCGGTCCCGGATCGCGCCCATGAAGCTGCCGATCACGCCGTCAGGACCGGGCATCATGGAGAGAGCCAGACCCTGTGCCGGATTCATCAGCACGACGATGTTATCCGCTGCGTTCGCGGCGAAGAACGGAGCGAGCAGCGCCTTGAAGTCAGCGAGCACAGCCTGATAGTCGCCGCCGCCGTAGCCGGTCGCGACCGCAGACACGCCGTTCAGCAGGCCGGCCGGACGCGCGGTGCTGGCAGCCGTGGCATCGGTGAGAGCCGAGTCGAGAATGACTGCGGTATCCTCAAGGATCGCCTGACGCACCAGCGCCTCGATTGCCGGCGTGCTGCGCTTGGCAAGCTCGCGCGAGAACGGAACGATCACGCCAAGCTTGCGCGGCGTCATCGTGGTCGCGGCGGTCGTGATGCGGCCAACGCGGATCGGAGAGCCTTCCTCGACGAAGCCGCCGCCAGCGCCGCCTGCCGTACGAGACGGAATGGACACGGTGCCGATGCCGTCGAAGCTGATACCGATGCCGCGCGAGCGCAGCGCCGGATAGATCGAGTACGGCATCAACGCCTGCAGGAAGTCGGCATTGACGGTCTGGACCAACTCGGAAGCCCATCCGGAAACAGTCGTCGTTCCGATGGTCTGATCCGACTTGGCGACGATTGCCGTCGCCTCATGGCCCGGATAGCGCTCGTCAAGCACCTTCTCGAGCGGCCGGTTGGTGAAGTGCGCGATACCACGCACCGTCATGGCGCGCACCAGCAGGTCGATGCCCTTGACTTCCTTCGGCTGAACGCCGAGCGGGCGGCGAATGGCTGGCGCAGCCGGAGTGTCTGACGCGGCAGCAAGGCCGATCTTGGCCTCTGAAGCCTTGAGCGCCGCAACGCTGCGTTCCTCGACTTCAATCTGCTGCGTGAGAGCCTCAACAGCTTCCACATCGAGATTGTCGGCCGAGGTCAGCTCCGCGAGCTTGTCTTTCTTGGCAACGAGTTCGTTCTGCGCATCTTCAATGCGCTGCGAGAGAGTTTTCATGGATTTTACCTTTGGTCGCGGCGAAGCGTCCACGCGGGACCGCTCATCGTCCGCAGTCGTCATATCGGCATGCCTGCCGGTTGCTGTCGCGTCCTTCCGCATCACGGCCTGCTCGCCAAATGCCAGGGACAGCGTTTCGTCGGAGATACTCAGAGACTTCGCGCGCTGTAGCGCGGCTGGATTCGCCCCCACGGACACCAGCGAACATTCAAGCAACTCCTGCTCAAGATAGTGGACGCCGGCATACGGCTTTTCAGGATCGAGCGGCTGCGCCTTCTTCGGAATAAACCCGACCGAAACAGCGCGCAGAATGTTCTGCTCGATGAGCCGGATCAACTCGTCGATACGCGCGCTAGTGCCGCGCTCGGCAAGGACCAGATCGCCAACAAGCTGGCCCTTCTCAACCCGCACATTCTCCCACTTACCGATCGGCAACTGGTTGTCATGCGCGAACAACGCAATGGGATTGCGCCTGAACCATTTCAAATCCCAGCCCTTCGACTCGACAATATCGCCGTGGCGATCTTTCGTCGCGTCGGACAAGACAAAGGAAAGCCCTCGCCCGCCGTCGGCAGACGCCTTTCGAATCGTCGTCATTGCTTGAATCCTCTGGTCAGGCGACCATTGCAGAAATGTCGAGCGATACGCCGCTCTCCATCGGCGCAACGCCCATCGCCATCGTCAGCGCAACCATGCCGTCGATGCGGCCCGCGCTCTTGTGCT